CCTAACAGCGTGGTGTGGCCTTCAAAACCTTAGTATATCAAAGGAATTTATAGCCCATGACAAACCTCCCTATCCGTGGGCTTGGGTCTGTTGGTGTCATTACAGACATCGACCCATACAGCCTACCCATCAATGCCTACACTAGAGCCAAGAACGTAAGGTTCAATGAAGCCAAAGTAACAAGAGCACCAGTGTACAGGAGCATCTCAGGTAACCTTACTGTTACACCTAAGTTCATATACGGAATCGATGCCCTCACTGGGTTTGATACAGTTATAGTGGTGGATGAAACCTTTGACATCTATGAGATGTCTAATGGTGTCCTATCCCAGAAGTTCAACAGTTCTTTGTCTGCATCGTCTATCACACCCGTGACAGCTACGATCCTTGCAGACGTGCAGTATATCAATAGAGCCAACACAGTGCCAGTACATAGAGTACCCAGCGCAACAAGTTTTACTGTGTTACCTAACTGGCCTTCTGGTGTAACTACAACAGCAATCCGTTCATATGGTGACTTCCTGTTAGCACTAGGCACTATAGAGGGGGGCGTGGAGTTCCCTAACAGGGTTCGCTTTAGTGACCCAGTGTTAGCTAACCAAGTCCCTAGTACATGGGATGCCTCAGACTTAACTAACAGTGCTGGCTTTAATGACCTTGTACAAATGAAGACCCCTATAGTCGATGGTGCTACCCTTGGCTCCAACTTCCTTGTCTATTCACAAGACCAAGTGTGGATGATGGAGTTTGTCGGTGGTGCATTCATATTTAACTTTAGGAAACTCTTTGATGACGCTGGGGTAATCAGCCAGAACTGCATCCAAGAAGTCGAAGGTAAACACTATGTCTTCGATAGAGATGACATCTATGTAACTGACGGAAACACCAGACAATCTATATGTGACGGAAGAATCCGTGACTACATCTTCAACGGCCTAGACAACTCAAAGTCTGAACAATGCTTTGTCTTACACAACTCACTGCTCGAAGAGTTATACTTTTGTTACCACACGGGTGACGATATGGCTGAATACGCAGAAGGTGACGCATGTAACCGAGCCGCTGTCTACAACTACAAAGAAGACATCTGGTCATTCTATGATGTACCAAACGTCGTTTCTGGTGCACAGGCCAACGTAAACTCTGTGTCTACATACGCTGATGCTACGACTACCTATGACAACGTAGGGGGCTCATACCACACACAAGAAAGCCCATACCAAAGACACCCACTTGTACTAGCAAAAGCTGGGGGTGGGGTAGCTAACAGTAAGGTCTATGGTATCGACTTGATTGAAAAAGGGTCACTGTCACAGCCTATAGACACAGCTGTATCTAAGCCATTCTATTTAGAACGTGTGGGTCTTGACCTTGATGACCAAGGCATACCCCTGACAGGCTATAAGATCATATCTAAGATCACACCACAGATTTCTACAGACAGTTCAGAAGGTAGCTTTGTGTTTACTTTTGGAGCCGCAGACTTACCACATGCCACCCCTAACTATGGGTCGCCTGTAGGTTTTGATGCCCTCTACAACTACAAAGTTGATACTCGTATGTCGGGTAGATACCTGTCGTACAAGATGACCACTGGAGTAGACAAAGACTTCAACTTCACAGGTATGGATGTGGATGTCACTGTGACAGGTAGGAGGTAACTTATGGCTATCTCAGATAAAATTAATATGCTGGTGTCTGCTTATGTTAGACGACAAGCACCAACACTCTCTCCAGAGTTTCTGCCTAACTACTTACAGGAAGAACTACGAGAGATCGAAGCGTCTATAAAATCACTATCAGATGCCTCAATCCAAGTTACCGATAGAGAACCTACCAACCCAAGAAAGGGAATGGTGCGTTTTGCTATCGCTCCTTGGGAACCAATCGGATCAGGCGTATCTAAACTCGTTGTCTACAATGGCACGTCTTGGGTTGCTGTATAACAAGTAGCGGAGCTACGGGACTAGCTATGCTAGAAAGGAATATAATATGTGGGGCGCATTAATAGGTGCTGGAGCCAGCTTACTTGGCTCAAAGATGCAATCAGATTCACAAGATAAAGCAAACGCGGCTAACATGGCTGGGTTTAACCAATATAAACCATACGTGGATGCCAACCTAAAAGGCTCACAAGACGCACTTGGTGGTGTCTTAAACACAGGAGCCTACCAAGGCCAAACATATGCTGGTGCTAACGACTTTCAAACTGGCACAGCTAATACTATGGGCAACTATGGCATGGGCATGATGAACAGTGGTAATGCCATGATGGGCAATACAGCTGGCTTTGGCAACAACGCCAACTCATTGTACGGACAGTATCAAGGTATGTCGGAAGCCGCACAGCAAGACCGCCTTGGTAACGCTATGGACTACGCATCAGAGAACGCTGGTGGCCTAGTAGATGCCGCAATGCGTGATGATCGCCGTAACCTACAAGAAAACACTTTGACTGGCATAGACATGGCGGCATCAGGTTCTGGCAACATGAACTCTAGTCGCGCTGGTGTAGCGGAAGCAGTAGCTAATCGAGCATATGACGACAGACGTGCTGATGTATCTACAAACATCCAGAATAGTCTTATAGATCGCAGTCTAAACCAACAGGCACAACAGTTTGCTGATCAAGGTTCTGCATTGCAAGGTGCTGGGCAAGCAAACCAAAGCATCCAAAGTGCCTATGGTGTCGGAATGGATACTTTAGGACAAGGTGCTAACTTTGGTATGAACGCTGGTAACTCCTTACAAGGCTACAACCAAGCAAACCTCAATGACCAAAGACAACGATTTGAACAACAGCGAGACTTTGAGATGGATCAGCGTAAAGGCTACCAATCAGGTATCTTAGGTCAGGCTCCAAGTTCTACAGGAAGTATACAGGCCAACATGAACAATCCGTATGCCGCCGCACTTGGTGGTGGTATGGCTGGCTTTGGTTTCCAACGTGAGTATTATCCACAGCAACCACAGCAAACATCATTCTATAGGCCAACTGTAGGTGCAACAGCAAACCCACACATGAGATAAAGGAGGTTTCTAATGTCACGCGCAATATTACTTAAAAAAAAGAAAAAGAAACCAATCTTATTACCACAGAATACTCTTGGTGAGGCATTGTCAGATCAGTACAACGGAGACATGGATCAACTAGAAAAAACAGAGGCATATAGGTTATTCTCTGGGAAAACAGGTTCAGATGGTTACATAGATGATTTGATGCCACCAGCATTAGAGACACCAGTAGAACAGTCTGCTCCAGCACTTAAACTTATGGATGAATCCGAAGCAAGTAGTATCTTGCAAAACCCAAATTCAACTGAAGAATCTATATTGAATGCTAGAAAGTATTTTTCTGGTAATTTTGAAGTACCTTCAGAATCAAATACTCCACTTATGGATGAACAAACAGCAACGGGAATACTACAGAACCCAAATGCTGATCCTACAGAACTTAATGCGGCAAGAGAATACTTTTCTGGCGGAGCACTTAGTGATCCCGTGGGTAGTGGAAGAGGTGAATATGGTATGCCCAAACAAAACTACGTCCCTGATCAAGAGATGCCCACAGGCGCACGTTTAGACCCTTACATGAACATACCGAGAATAAACAATGACGCACAGGATGAAACATTTGATGCAGATGCAGTCCTTAACAATAGAAAAGAGCCTGTGTCTAATAAAAGTAAAGGTGTCTTAGATACTACATCATCTAATGATCGCAAAGGAAGCGTTGTGTCTGCAAACGCCCGTGGCTCTATGATGCCATTTGCTAAGATCAACAGAAACGAAGCACTTATGCGTATCGGTGGTGCTATTGTTGGTGGGTCATCACAAGGTTTCTCTGGTGCAATGAAAGCCGCAACAGACGAGTTTGGTAACATCCAAGATGCTAACAGACAGGCAGAGACTGACGCATTCAATAAAGCAGAAGCCACAAGACTTGCTGAAGAACGCATAGCGGCTTTGAAGGCTAAAGCAGACGCTAAGAAAACAGATAATGCCTCTCTTGGTGACCTTCGGTTTGGTATATCTAAGTTACAAAATGGCCTAGAAATGATTCAGAACGGAGACAAAAACCTTACAGGTGTCAACGCTGGGGCAATATTTAGTAGACTATATGGTAAGGCAGTTGGTTCTGAGGCAGAAGCCCAACGTCTGTTCTTAAAGGAACTTGGCTTAGATGCTATTATGAAACGTGTATCACAAACTAAAGGTGCTATTTCCAATGCGGAGATGAAATTATTTGCCCAGTCAGCACCCGATATCAACTCACAAGAAATTGTATGGGAAAGTTGGATAAAAAGGCAAATCCAAATGTCTAACATCCTAATAAACAGGCTTGAAACTGGTGGTAGCGTCGATCCAAACGCCTCACTGTCAGATACAATGCCTTCTGTTAAAATTGATATGGGTACAACAACCACTGATAATAACGCTATGTTAAATGAGGCAGACGCTATCATCGGTTTATAATAAGGAAAAACTATGGCTGATGTTGCTAGATTAGATAAATACGCCAACTGGCTTATCCAGAACAAAGATAAAAAGGGTACTCCAGATTTTGATAAAGTTGCAAACGCCTATAGGACTTTAAGATCACAGGATACGCCCCCAGCCAACGATAATACTGAAGCTGACACTTCCTATGGTGGTGCTTTGAGTTATGGAATAGACAATGCTGGCGTAACTGCTGGTAATGCAATGATTTCTGCGTCTGAATTAGGCGCGGAATACCTCCCAGAGTCCGTTACTGGTTACTTAGAAACTAAAGGTAACGAGTTTATCGACAGAAACACCAAAGAAATCGAGGAAGCCAACTACCAACGTCCAGATGGTGCTGATGGTATTATGAAGAACCTACGCGAAGGCGACTACGCTAACGCTGGTAAGTCATTGGCCTATGGCGCGGTTGAGAGTGCACCTTCGGTTGGCGTAGGTATCGCGGCATCTACTGGATTAGGTCTTGCTGGGAGCACCGCCCCCATAACAGGCTCTATTCTAATGATCGGCGGTACAGCTTATGGTACACTAAATGCACTAGGCGAAACACGTAGAGAGAATGCTGAAAAAGGCATAGACGAAACTGCAACCATGCAAGACTTGGGCGCGGCTATAACCTCTGGCCTTATAGAATTACTACCCGTCAAAGGTGGTGGCTATACTGTTAAGATACTAAAAGAAGGCGTACAGGAAGCTGGCCAAGAGGCTACAATCATGGGCAATACTGCCATTAAAGGTGGTGAGTATGTCACTGATGAAGTATTTAATCGCATGGGTGACGCTGGACTTATTGGTTCTACATTAAGTGGAGCCGCTAACACAGCTATATCGACTGTATCTAAGACTGGAGAGGTTGTCTTTAAGTCAAGGCAAGACCTTGACCCAGAAGTTGACCAAGCGGCTGGTGATGTCGCTAGAATGGTAAGTGAAATAGCTACCAATAATAACTACAACCTTAAAGACGTTGAGAACTCCTCACAAAAAGGTGCAAACCAAGCACTCAAAGCCGCTAGAGATGAAATAAAGTTAGACGTACAAACAGCGGCTGATAAAATACAAGATAAAATAATAAATGACCTAGATAAACGCACTCAAAAGAAGTTTAAACAGATAGTAGCTAACTCAAATCTTAAAGTAGGCGGCAGTGTTACTCCACAGGACATTAAGTTTATAAAAGACTTGGGCATAAAGTACGAACCAGTACAGGACATGGTAAATGGCCTCTATAAATCAAATGTTCTTACAGAAGTGTATGCGTCTGGTCTCAAAGGTGGGTTTTCTAAGTTTACTGATGTTTTCAACCCACTTTCAGATGCTGGTAGATCATATGGTATGGCTGGAAGATCAATAGCTGGCGCAGTTGGTGGTGGAGCATTGTATGGATCAGGGGGTTATTCTTTAGGTATAGCCGCTGGTGGACGTGCAATAGATGCAGTCACAGGCCGTAGGTCTAAAGTAAACCGCTTTGTCAAAAAGAACGCTAAGAAAAGTGGTCTTGCTACTCCTGTCGGCACACAGCTTCCTCAAAGCAGGGCAGATATTGAAAAAGAAAATAAAGCCCAAGCAAAGGCTGACCAGATACGCTACAATGCTGAACAGGATAATAAGAAGTTTGATCAGGCACGTAACAGGATGCGCTACAATGCCGAACTAGAAAACAGAAGGTTTGACAAACGTAAGTCAGAGGATGCTGTAAAGAAAGCAGAAGCAAAAGCCAAATTAGATCGTGAGAACGCCAAACAAGTAGCAGATGCCAAAGAAAAGGCACTCACAGCAAGGCTAAATGTTTTAGTAAACAATGAACGTGGTGCATATACAAAAGACTCACCACAAGGTTTCATAATGGAACAAACTGGACTTGACTACGATGGTGTGGAGTTAGCTTTATCAAGACTGCAAGACAGATACCCCAACAACCCTGACGTGACAGAAATGATAACTAGATACAAACAGATGTTTGATGGTGGATATAGAGAAAGTGGAAAAACACTTACACCTTTAAAGAACATGCTGGTCAATACTATTGAAAACGACCCACAGCTAAAGAAACTAAAAAAGAAACTAGCTAAGTCTAAGAAAAAGAAGGTCGAAATAGACCCTAGAGTGCAAAAGGGGATAGATGAAAACAAAAAGAGACTATCCGAACTAAAAGACTCTATGGAAGCTGATATGTCTATAAGCAATAGAGACAAGGCAGTGTTAGACAAGGCATTCAAAGAACTATCAAAGACATTAGGTACAAACCCCGTAGCTATGGCTAAGATGATAATTAAAGATGCTAAAGCTGACATGGATCAGCCAACAAAAACAAATAAATACCTAAAGCCTTATCTGGATCGGGTCAAAGCCCAACAGGTTAAGCCAAAAGTAAACATACAGCCCCAGTGATGGGGCTTTATTATTTCAAGGAAGCAAAATGATCGTAAAAACAGCGTATGACCTAGTGCCATACCTAGAAGCTATTGAGACCATAAAGACATCTTCTTTAACCAAAGATCAAAAGTCACAGATACTAAAGGAGATGGAGCATTCCTTCATCGACATAGTGTTTTGCAAGCAGTGTCCAAACACACACGCAGTAATCAAAAGCATACTAGGAGAACACAATGGG